AACACTATTTTGTGGAGAAACTGTCTTATTTGGCTTATTAACGGCATCTAACACCCATCTACGAATAGTTAGGTAATCAGATTTTGTAGAATATGACTTTTCAACTTTATAAGAAGATAAATAATCGTAACATTTTCTTACAATATCTTCTCCATATTCGGAAACAAGTTTTTCATTCTCAGATTCAGTTAGTGAAATATTATGACTAAACTTTAGTTTAGTTTCTTTTACTTTACTTTTATTTACTTTACTTTGCGGCATTTCTGGAGCAGAAACTCCGTTAGACGCGGTGTTATTAGAAGCAAATTTACCGTTTATGCGGAGTTGTTTCTTACTTTTATCCTTATTTGTTCCTCTTTTTTCATAAACTGGTTTCAATCTTTCATCTAGTGATTCTGAGTTTATAAACCCGTTATTTAGGAATATCATCTCCAGTTTGATACAGTAATCCACCACTTCCCGTATTTCTGTAGCAGAAACTCCAAAATCACCAGCCATCAATTCAAATTCTACATCTGAATATTCAAACACATTACCATCAATACCAGTTAAGTATTCCAAAGTCATTGACCAAATAGCATATCCTATAGGCCCGAACTTAGTACGAATAGCCTTAACCTTTCTGTGGTTTCTCATATCCCTGTCATGAGGGAAATAATCGCAATAATTCTTTTTTGGGCGAGCCATTTTATTAAAATTAGTCGTTAGTAAAATCAGTTCCCATTACCTTGTTTATCTTTGCTAGATTATCATCTGAAAGATTCATAATCCTATGTATAAGGATTCCATACAAAGTCCCATATGGGATTTCTGATTTTCTTGAAAGCCACGCTAATGGCCTTTCTTGGTGCTCTAGCTCTAATAAAATTAGATCTTTAACATTTTGTTTTTCCATAAATATTTTGATTGAAGCACAAAGTAAAGAAGTATTTTTTAATTAAAAAAATTTATTTACCCAATTATTTTTAAAAAAATATTTTGTTATTTAATTAAATTAATTATCTTTGTTAAAATTATTACTATGAAAACAGCAATGCAAGAACTAATTGAAAAATATACAGCTGTAGAATGGCTTTATGAGAAATTAGGTTTATTAGAAATACATTATAAAAATAAAACTATAGATAAAGAAGTATATGTAATTGAATGTCAAAAGGCATTTAAAGAAGCACTTGAAAAAGAAAAAGAGCAGATAATAGATGCTTATAATCAAGGAGCATTAGATGGAGAATCAAGCGAAATAAACTATCCTAATTACTATAACCAAACCTATAACCAAAACAAATAACCTATGAACAAAGAATTTATCCCTTATGAACAAGCATTAGAACTTAAAGAATTAGGTTTTAACGAAGGATGTTTAAAAAAGTATGATGCTGATGGAGATTTATCTATTGATACACAAAATGGATATTATGTTAATCAACATTTATCTAAATCTACTTCTGCACCACTCTACCAACAAGCATTTAGATGGTTTAGAGAGAAGTATGAGTTCACTTATTCTATAGGTAGAACAAATATTGCAGTTATACATTATGGATTAACAACGCAGTTATTACAAAACAATAATTCATATGAAGAAGCAGAACTTGCTTGTATTAAAAAATTTATTGAAATAACTAATGCAGAATAGAGAATTAATATACGATATGGCTAAGAGATTAGATATGGTAATTGAAGTAACAAAGAAAGGAGAATACATTGGAAAATTTAGATTCATTAACAATAAACTACATAAATTAAATGAAACAAGAAATGACGATAACAAAGAAGTGCGCAACTTGCAAAATAGAAAAACCAGTAAGTGAGTTCGCTAGAGATCATGATGCATTATATGGAAGATATTATCAGTGTAAAAAATGTACTGTTTTAGCTAATAGGGCGTCAAAAAATAAAAAGAAAGAAGGAGTTATAATAGCATTTTAATATGGAGCCATACCAAACAAAAGCAATAAAAATATACTTAAACTTTTTTTTAAAAGACAGAATAACTGATTTTGAAAATAGAATAATAAAAGCAAAAAATGATGCTATATCGCATGCTCAAAATCAAATAGAATTATATAAAAATAATTCTGAAGAAATCTTTTATTGGTCAAATGTAAAAAACGCAATTGAAAAAATATGAGAAATAGCACAATAATAGTTAAGAAAAAGCGTTGTATAAATTGTGGTAATATTGATTACCATTTTTCAAAAAAGATGTGTAAGCAATGCGCTACCATTGCATCAACACAAAAAAGGATGGATGAATTTGAAGATGATTCAGAAAGCTTTAATAATTTAGTTCAGGATTTAGATCACGTATTTAGCCAGTATATTAGAAATAAACATGCCGATAAAAGCGGAATAGTAGAATGTTATACTTGCGGAAATAAGCATACTGTTTCTGAAATACAATGTGGACATTTTATGGGTAGGTCAAATTTAGGCACAAGATGGATGGAGTCAAATTGTAAACCACAATGTATGGAATGTAATTATTTTAAAACAGGAAACATTGAAGAGTTTGAAAATAAACTACACGAAGAAAATGGAGCTTTGGTAGAATATTTAAGAGAAACAGCTAGACAACCAACTAGACCAACAAGAGAAGAATTAAAAGCTTTGATCTTAGAATATAGGGCTAAACTTATTTTAGTTAAAAAGAAATTTATAAAGTAGGTTGTCGGTTTTTTATAGTAAATATGCCCCTGCATTTCTATGCGGGGGTTTATAAAAAAAGAGCCCCTCGTAGAAACGAAGGGCGTGATTAAACCGTTAACACTTGCTATATGAGATGCAAATATACAAAAATTAATTAAATTTATTTTTTTAATTAAATTAATTAAATTAATTTTACAAAAAAAAATTTAAAAAATGGCAAGAAACATTAGTCCAGATTCGGTTTCAAGTAAGGTAGCTGAATTAAAATTAGGGGAAAATATTCGTTTTGAAAACCCATACACTTCTGTAATGGTAATGGTTTCAAATTTAAAAAAGAAAGAAGCTCATAAAGAAAAGCTTTTTAAAATTAAACACACTGATGGGATTACTACTGTATCAAGAATAAAATAAAACCGACACATATGCACATCCAAACCGTTAACTACACTAGAACATTTAATTTAGGTAACTATTCATCTGAAAAGATTGGCGTTGAGTTTGCCCTCAATGAAGGCGAGTCAGCCAATAAAGCTCTTGACCACGCAAGAGAGCTGGTAGAAGAATATCACAATAAAAATGTAGCTAGACAAAAAGAACTTGCTGAGTATTTAGGTGTTAATTATGATGACATACTTACTGAAGAAGTAATTCCTACTCAGTCAAAAAAGACTTTAGCTGAAAAAACCAAAGAGTTTATTGACTCATGTAAAACAAAAGAAGAGCTAAAGGCCTGGGAATTGATGAGTAAAAGTAATCCGGAATTACTAATGCACTACAATAATAAAATGAAAACACTTTAACTATGAAATGGAATGAAACACACATCAGAGCAAGCTCTGTAGGTTATTTAATGACCGAACCTCAATCAAAAGCTGATAAAGAAGCTGGATTGTTATCTAAAACGGCTCAAAAGCATTTATTAGATGTTTACATAGCCGAAAAGTATGGTCGCAGAAAAGACATACAAACCAAGCAAATGAAAAAGGGTATAGAAGTAGAGCAAGATTCAATTGATTTACTTTCTATGTACTTAAAAATGCCATTTAGTAAGAATGACCAAAGATTTACCAATGATTTTATTACTGGTTTTCCTGATATTATTGATAATGACAGAATAATTGATATTAAATCAAGTTATGATCTTTGGACGTTTATTGGCAATATACCAGATAAGTTAGATAGTTTATACTATTGGCAAATGCAATCTTACATGTGGTTGACAAATACAAAAAGTGCTGTAATTGCTTATTGTTTGGTAAATACTCCAGAAAGTATCATAGAACAAGAGAAGTATTACATGCTTAAAAAGATGGATGTAGCCACTGAAGAAAATCCAGAGTATGTAAAAGAGGCAATGAAGATTGAATTTAACATGTCTTTTGATGATATTTCAATAGAAGAAAGAGTACTTATGTTTAAAGTTGGTAGAAATGAAGATGATATATTGCGCATCCAGCAAAAAGTAGAAAGAGCAAGAGAGTTTTTAAGAGAATTGGAAGAAACACATTTAAACTTTAATAAGTAATATGAATCCTGAAGTTAATAACGGTGCTAACATTATAAATGCCATTCAAAATTTAAAAATGGCTCAAGAACAATTTGAGGATTTCTGTAGGCAATACCCTAATTCGCAAGGATCAAGATTATTTAAGAAATATAGCGATAAGATAGGTTGGATATTTGGAGATTTAATATCTAATCCATTTTTAACAGAACAAGTCAGGATTGGAATTAAAACAGAAATAGCAAGTGATGTTTTTGCAGTTCCGGCAATTATTGAAAAGGTAGCGTTATTAACTCCAGATCAAAGAGATATGATTGAATCTACATTAGATGCATTAATAAGTGGCGAAGAGGTAAAAATAGTTGACATAAACGAAATAAAACAATAAAATATGGCAAAGAAAAAAGCAAATATTCCAGAAGATAAACAAGCATATACAGAAGGATGTGATTTTTGTATGCAATTTGACTATGATGACATTCATGTAATTGGAGCAAGTCCAGATGAGCACGGTGCAATTGAATTAATAATTAAGGCTTATCAAGATGCCGGAGTTACATTTGTGTGTCCTAATACTGGTAAAAAATTAAGGATATTTGCTAGGCCATTAACAGATGCTGGCAGAGCTATTTTAGATCCTAGTCAATTACCTGGAGGTAACGAGGATATTAAGGAAATTTAACAATGATTGCTGGTTGGTGTAATTGGTAACACGACAGATTTTGGTTCTGTTATTTTGCGTTCAAATCGCAAACCAGTAACAAATAAAAACTATCAATATGACAATAGGAATAATAACAATAGTATTATTTATAGCAATATCTATTTTAGGTGTAATAGATATTTTTAAGCAAACAAAAGACAAATAGTATGATATTTATAGTAATACTCATACTAATGGCAATAGCGGCTTGGGTTTCTTATGATATGAATAAGGAGCCTTGATATTAATACTTAATTAATGGCTTTTCGGTTAAAATTATTTACCGTCATTTTTTACAATTAATCTACTTTATAATTTTTACCGTATCTAAATTTCAAGAAATCGCTTAATAATTGCTTTTTGTCAGTTGTTCCTTTTGGAGATGAATATTTTGGTTCAGGGAAATCTCCGTATTTGTTAAAAAATTGCCTATTAGCTTCTGTATCTTCATTAAATCTTTGCATTGCTTGCAATTTGTTTAATAATTTTGAGCCTTTTGGTGATAACCCTTGTTTTGCGCTATCTATTTTTTCCATACTTGGAGTACCGCTATATCTCATGTAATCTTCATACGCTTGTTTGTCATTGCCAAAATCCCAACCCCAGTCAGATGATTCATTAAATCCTTTTTCTGGATTATATCGCGCTACAGAATAAACGTATGGTCTGTTTGCTAAATAATTTTTTTGATCAACTTCTCTACTATTATCAACGGTGTCTAATCCCTGTAATAAATATTTTGTTCTTGCTCCAAGAATGTCATCTACAAAGGTTCCAGCTCTAGTTGTTCCGTAAACCTTCTGCATTTCTGCTAAATATTGGCGTCCTACTGGAGTAGAAGAGAGCATATCAATAGCAGCTTGTTGAAATTCTCTATTGGAAGTAGTAGGCAATTTGTGTTTTTTCGCATGTAAAACTACTTCTTCAGGAGTTATTCCAGAACTTGCGAAAGCATTGCTTTTACCAGTAGGAGTTTTTTCAACACCTCCCTCATATATACTTAACCCAGTACCTGCTATTTTTTTTGATTTTGGTTTTTTTGGATCTTCTGGTAATTCAAAAGACTGCATCATTTCTATTGCCATGTTGTTATATTTATATAATTATTTTGTTTTTTTCATTGACCTTAACATATTTCTGCGCTTTAATATTTCTTCGTCAGATATAATCCTTTTTGTTTTAGGGTCTATATATGATCTTTCGTATATTTTATATGGATTACCAGCCTTGTGCATTAAAAAAGCTTGTTGGTACGCGGAGGTGCTATATGGATTTGTATTTAGTTTTTCGGGATTATTTGGATCTGCATCTTGATTCCAAAATTTTTCATAATCTTGAGGATAAAAATCCCAAGCATCTGCAACAAAAGCATAAGGCAAGTTAAGTTCTTTATCCATAGCAAATCCACTTTTGTAATGACCAAAATCAGGGATGCTATTATAAAATAAATTTAATGGCAAATTTTTGGTATTAGTAGTTGTACCGCTATAAAATTTTGGCTTACCTGTTTTTGTAACATTTTCCAAATCTGCAAGAAAGCCTTTAAATCTTTCATAATTTCTTTGTTGCACTGGTAAAAATTTATCTACCCGATCATTAAATTTAATAGGTTGATTAGGAGCATTAGACATTTTAACTATATTGCCAAAATAATCGTTTATTCTTGAAGATCCCAATTTTTGCTTTAGTGAATATGTAGGAAGAAATTTATAATAATCATCAGATGGAGTAAAAGGCGCTTTAGGTAAATCTTGATCTCCATATATATACTGTCTTAATAAAGACAATCTATTTCTGTAATTTTTATAATCCATCATCCCCTTTGCTTGCATATCACTAGCCGCAATACTTTCGCCAGTCTTTACCGTACCTTCGCCAGTTGATGCTGCTCTAAATGCTCTATCTTTTATGTAATTTCCTAACACGGGAACATTAAATAACCAAGGGTTCCTTGCAAGGACGTCTAATTCAATACTCCCAATCTTAGCCTCTTGCTCAGTAGCTGCTTTTTTTATTTTCTCACCAATTATTGGTAAACTTGTTATACCGGGCACCCTTGATAATAAACTAATTCCCACATCACCACTACTATAAGTTGGTGTTGGCGGATTAAAATATTCTTCTGCCGTTAAATCTCTTTTACGCATAGCCCTTGTCTTGGCAGCTTTATTCGCTGTTTTAACAGTGCTTTTTTGTGTTCCAGATCTAACATTAGTAGTTGGCCCCTCTAAAACGGAAATTCCTGGAGATGTTGTTAATTCTGCTTTAACAGGTAGTTTACCACCACCGCCACCACTACCATCCCAATCAGATAAACTAAAGGCCATACTGTAATATTTTACGCTAATTTACGATTTTTTGTGTGCATTGGCAAACTTCCTAGCGGCTTCAACGCTTCCAAATCCCCATGCTTTAAGGGCTAATGCTTTACGAGTAGGTTCTCCATTAGGTTTTTTCATTGCCCCTTTAATACCAGCGAATCTAGCCGCAAATGATACTCTACGAGGATTAGTTCCTTCTTTTACTGGTGCTTTTAAATTACCGCCGGTTTCAGCATTATAAGATGCTCTACCTTTTGCATTTAATCCACCCTCGGGATTTTTACCTTCTTTTCTTTGCCAAGCTCCAGACATAGTTTATATTTAATTTCTTTTTAAAATCGTTAATCCATTGTTGTTCGTAAGTCTTTCATGTATTACCCAATGCTCGTTTTCTTTCAAAAATTCATCAATTGCTGGCCATAAACCCACTTCTTTTTTCCCTTCATAAGATTCGCCATTCCATTCAAAAGTAGTAGTATCATGAAAAATGATATATTTATTACTTTTATTACCATGTAACTCTAATTCTTTTTTTAGCTGATTGTAATTATGCAAAGTATCTATAAACAATAAGTCTGTTTCTTCTATTTCAAGATCTAATGTATTTGCAATATGAAACTCAAAATCTATTCCATTCTCTTTAGCTAAATCAATAAGAAATTTCTGTTCAGTTCCCCATTTTTCTACTGGCTCTATATCATAGGATATTATTTTTTTAGGCTTGCCCATCATAAATGCATATGTAGAAACAACCCATCTAACTCCCATTTCTGTAACAT